GATAATAAAGCTGGGTACGATGCTTTTAAAAAAGAAATGGTAGATGAAATACAATTTAATAAAACTTTGCAAAAATACGGATTAACAAATGCTGATGTTCTAAATGACAATAACTTAATGGCAAATGTAGCTGGTAGAACTTTAGCTTTTGGTGCTGGCGGAGGAAAAACAGGAGCATTGTTTGAGACTGGTAGATTTATACAAAAGCTTGCTATGAGAAGATATAAAGGTTTAAATAAAAAAACAGCTAATAGTTTAGCTAAAGCTATGACAAACAAAGAAAATAGCTTGAAAGCTTTGAAAAAAGCTTATAATAATGTTAAGGATACAGAACAGAAAAGAATTTTTGAACAAATAGTGGAAGAAATTTCTCCTGTATTAACAGCAACAACAATAAAAACAATTACAGAATAATTATGCCTAGATTAACAGACGGATTAGAACAAATATTTACCTCTCTTGGAATAGTGGGAAGCGGTTATAAACTTTTCTTTTTTGAGGCAGGGACAACTAATTTAAAAACAACTTACTCGGATGAGGCTTTAACTGTAGCAAATTCAAATCCAATTGTGCTTAATGCATCAGGAAGACCAGATACTGATGTCTGGGGTTCTGATACATCTTTATACAGAATGATTTTAGGAACTCCTGATAGTGTTGTTGGAAATATTGATGCTATTGTAGATGTAGATCCAGTTGATAATTATAGTATTAATAGCATCGTTTCTTTAGATCCTATTCCTACAGCTTATTGGGGCTTAACAGGGGGAACATCCACCGCATATACTTTAGAAAATCCTTTAGTAGATATTCCGTCCTATTCAAATACTCAAACTTTTTTTATAGATTTTAATGTCGCTTGTGGAGATAGTCCAACATTAAAAATAAAAGAGTTAGCGGCTGTTACGCTAAAAAAATATACTGGCACAGGAACAAAAACTAATTTAGTAGAGAACGATCTATCGCCGCAAAGATATTTGTGTATTAATGATGGAAGTGATATTGTAGTAATTACTTCTATTTTAGCAAGTGAAGATGCGGCTGGAATAGGAAAAATTGCCACCCAAGATGATACGGACACTTTAACAGACGATGATAAAATAGTAACTCCCAAAAAACTTGGAAACGGATTTGGTATAAGTCTAAGTTCAGAAGGATATATAAAATTACCAAGCTGGCTTAGTGGGCTAACAATACAGTGGGGGAAAAGAGTTGATATTGCCCTTAATCAGACAGATTATGCGGTAACTTTTCCGTTAGAATTTAATTCTGAAATTTATAATATTTCTTGTTCAATATCTTACTCTGCCTTTTTATCAAATAATATAGTTGCCGTTATAAAAAAAGGAACAGTCGATACTACAGGTTTTACATTTTTTGCAGATCATGACGAAAATAGCACCACAGGAGATGTGTATTGGTTTGCAATAGGAAAATAAGTATTAAATAATCTATATTATGAGTTTATCAGAAACAAATACATTTACAGTAACAAAAAATGAAATTATAGAGCTAGCTTTTGCTCGCTTAGGAGTTATTTCAGAAGGGGCAACCTTAACTGCTTATCAAGTAGATAGAGGTTCGCAGTTACTTAACATAATGATAAAATCTTGGCTTGCTAAAGGATTCAGATTGTGGAAAACAGGAAGAGCTACCTTGTTTTTGGATTCTTCAGCTAATGAATATATTTTGGGAACTGCAAACGCTACTAAAAGTTATATAAACACTACATTAAGTTCCAATGCTTCTGGTGGCGACTCCTCTATTGAGGTAACAAGTGCTAGTGGATTAGCTATTGGGAACTATATAGGAATTACTCAAAATAATAATACTATTTTATGGACAACTATTAGTAGCATTTCTTCAACAACTATAGGTTTAGATGATACTTTAACTAGTGATGCTAGCTCTGGGAATAATATATATGTTTATGAAACGAAATTAGGAAGAGTGGAAAATATTATTAATGCACAATTAAAAATGAATTCTACTACTGAAATTCCCTTGCAATTAAATTCTCGTGATACTTACGACGCAGAACCAGTTAAAACTTTACAAGGAATTCCAAATAAAATTTACTATAATAAGTTATTAAATAGTGGCATTATAAGGTTATTTCCTCAACCATCAAGTGTAAATTATATAGTCAATTTAACATATCAAGAACAATTTTATGATATGACTAATCCAACTGATGATTTTGATTTTCCTGCGGAGTGGTTTAAAGCCTTATATCTAAACTTAGCAGTCCACCTGTATGGATTTTACCCTATATCAGATCAAGGGCAGGTACAGTTATTGATCGCTGAATCTGAAAATGCTTTAAGAGAAGCTGCATCTTTTGATGACGAAAATACTTCTATATATTTTACTCCTGCAACAGATACAAATAGAGGGGATTATGCTTGAGCCATTATATTTAACTCATACATCTTATCCATCCAAAAGCAAAATAATGTCTTCGCAGAAGCTTTATAATATGTATCCAGAGATTCCTTCTGAAAGCTCGCCCTTTAAAATTGCTACACTTTATAATATCCCTGGTTTAACGGAATTTATTTCTATGCAAGAAAACTATAACCCATATTATGGTGGAATAGTGATGAATAATCTTCTGTATGTGGTTTTTGGAACTATTTTATATGAAATTGATACCAATCTTAATGTTGCCACTATTGGAGAATTGACGACCGCACCAGGAAAGGTCACTATGGTTGAAAATGGAAAACAGATTACAATACTAACTTTATCTGGGGTAGCTTTTTATTATGAAAAGGAATCTGATACCTTTGCACAAATTACTGACCCCTCATTTCCAGTTGCAAGTGGTATTGCTACTTTAGATGGATTTACCATAGTATCTGAAGTAGAGACAGGAAGGTTCTATATTTCTGATTTAAGAGATACTTCTTCTTGGGATGCTTTAAATTTTGCTACTGCAGAAGCGTTATCAGATAATATTGTTGCTCTTGCTACTTATCAAGAGCAGTTATTTATGCTTGGTGAAAAATCTATTGAGATATGGTATAATTCAGGAGTAACCTCACAACCATTTAGACCAGTGAATCAAACATTTATACAAATGGGTTGCTTGAGCAAAACTTCTTTATGCACAAGTGTTTCTGGTTTATTTTGGATAGCTGATAATAAAAGCATTTTTCAAACAAGTGCTTATAGCCCTACTAAAATATCAACCTTTGGTATTGATTACCAGCTTTCTATTTTGGAAAATCCAGAGGATGTTATATGTTTTTCTTACATAGAAAAGGGGCATGAATTTATAGTATTTACATTTACAAAAGATGAACTAACTTTAGTATATGATGTTTCAACAGAAACTTGGCACAATAGGGGTTCGTTAGATTATAACAAACAAACATATTGGGGCTGTACTGACGCGATACCCTTTTCTAATAAAATTATCTGCCCTTCTATTGAAAATGGAAAGTTATTTTACTTAAATGATAATACATTTACAGAAAATGGGCGTACCTTAACTTCAGAGTTTGTGTCTTCTACATTATTTTTTGATTTTAATAGATTCACAGTTAATCAATTAGTTTTGGTATTGGAGAATGGCGTAGGAAACTCTGATGGAGAAGTTCCTTTTATAGAAATGTTCGTCTCAAGAGATGGTGGGAGAACTTGGGATAATCCAAAAGCAACCAGCATAGGAAAAGAAGGGGAATATTTAACTCAAGTTAAATGGCAAAATTTGGGTCAAGGAAGAAGTTTCATTTTTAAATTCAGAATTACCGACCCAGTTCCTAGAACTGTAGTTGGAGCTTATTATCAAAAAACTATGGGAGGTGTCTAGGTGCCTAATATAGCATTACCGCATCATACTACAGAAAATATAACTGATTGGTTCAGCTACTTTAATTCTCAATATGAGTATATTAGAGGAAAGTTCAACCTAAGACTTGGTGGGATTTTAGAAAGTTCTATTGATAGAGTTGTAAATTCTGATTCTAGTGCTACTAATTTGGTAGACTATGTTTTTCAAAAAAAACAGTTGATTAATAATAAAGATGTTTTATCATTTTCATATAAAGGGGTTTTTGCATCTAATGATAACAATAAAAGATTAGAATTGCAATTTGGCTCACAGACAATTTTTGACACAACTGCTTTAGCTATTAATGGCGGTGCTTGGATTTTTGATGTAGAAGTTATGAGAACTTCAGAAAGCACGCAGGATATATTTGTTAAAGCGTTTTACAATGACCTTTCGAAAACAGCTTACATAGCTGGAACACAATCTGACGATATAAATATTAAATTAGTTGCTACTGGCGTAGCTACAAATGATATAGAATTAAAAAATTATATATTTAACCTTAATCCAATTGATTAAATGTCTCAAGTATTAGATATAGGTGGGTCTTCAAGTTCTTTAACTTGGCAAGCCCCAGAATTCCTATCAGGAACAAAGAATGGAGTAAATAAAACTTTCACTTTATCAAAAGCACCTTTTGCAGATTCTTTATCTATTGATCTAAACGGGGTTCAGCAATATCTTGGTGCAGATTTTTCTCTTTCAGGAAACGAGGTAACTTTTGTAACAGCTCCCAGTGCGGAGGCAACTATAATTGGGCATTACCAGTATGCTTCATAAATATATTGGTATTAACTTATAAACAAGTTTTGTTTATACTAACTTTAATTAAATTTTAAAACTATGGCTATTACACAAATAAATGGTGCTTATCAAATTAAAGCAGCCTCTATTCCTGCTTCAGTCTTAAATCTTACTTTAGATGAGATTACAGCTCCAGCGGCAAGTTTAGATTTAAACTCTCAAAAAATCATTAATCTTGCTACTCCTACTTCTGATACAGATGCGGCTACTAAAGCGTATGTTGATACTGCGGTAACTGGATTATTAGAATATAAAGGTGTTATTGATTGTTCTACTAACCCTGATTATCCTGCAGCAGAGGTAGGTGATCTTTATGTAGTTTCAGTTGCTGGTAAAATTGGTGGTGCTTCTGGTGTAAATGTTACTGCTGGTGATTCAATTATCTGTAAAGAAGATAATTCTGGTGGTGACCAAGCAACAGTTGGTTCTGATTTTAACATCATCGAAGGAAATCTTGATGGTGCTGTAGTTGGTCCCGCTTCTTCTACTGATACAGCAGTTGCTTTATTTGATGGAACTTCAGGAAAAGTTATCAAAAATAGCTCTGTAACTGTTGATGGTTCTGGAAATATCGCTACAAGTGGTTCAATTGGTTCAGATGGGTCAAGACTAGCTAAGGGTTGGTTTACTGACTTAGAAGTTAGTAACGCTATCGCTGGTAGCATTACTGGAAATGCTGCTACAGTAACTACAAACGCCAACTTAACAGGCGATGTTACTTCAGTAGGAAATGCTACTACGATTGCTGACGAAGCCGTTACTCTTGCTAAAATTGCTAACGCTGCAGCAAATAGTAAATTATTGGGTTCTGGTGCTGCTGGTGCTGATAGTTCTTATTCAGAAATTAGTTTAGGTACAGGACTATCAATGAGCGGAACTACACTTAACGCAAGTGCAGCTCCTAGCTTTGCTGATAGCGAAATTCCTTCTGGAACAATTAACGGAACTAACACTGACTTCGATATAGCTAACACTCCTGTATCAGGAAGTGTGAAGGTTTATCTTAACGGCGTAAGACAAGAAGCTGGTGCAACTGAAGATTATACCATTTCTGGTACAACTATTTCTTTTGCTACTGCTCCTCTAAGTGGAGATAAAATCTTAACTGATTATAGATACTAAATAATTTTATTTAGTTTTTTAACCAAAAGGCTCACCACGCCTTTTTAAAGTTTTTAATTATGACAGTAAGACTCGGTCAAACAGATTTAAAGCTACCTGACACGCTAGACGCAGACTCTCAAGATATAGATAATTGCGGAAACATTATTCTGGATAATGGAAAATCTATTCAAACTGATTCGGCGGGTGGTAGTATAGTAAGGCTAAAGGCTTATGATAGTGATGCAAGCTCTTATTCTACCTTTGCAAATCTAGTTGCTGGAACTACTCCAAGCCTTAGCTTCTCCCAACCCTCTGGTAGTGAGCTATCTTGGGAAGGTGGAAAAATAGGTAACATAACTCCTTTGGAGGTTTTACAAACTTCGTCTTTCTATGATGCAGGATCTGGTATTGCCTTTGGATCTGCAATTGCGGTTTCGGGAAGCATGAATACAGATATTGATTTTCTTTTTAACACGAATAAAGGAAAGATAGATGCGAGTTCGGGATTTATAAAAGTAGGATCAGGAGACCCTGTTTCGCCTATTGATATTGAAGTTCCCTTCGGAGTACAGCAACTAAAAATAAAAAGTACTGACACTGGGGTAGGTGTTACAGAAATATATTTTGATAGAACTACAAACTCTTCTGCCGACAAAGCGGCTGTAGGTTATGCTGACGACAGAGGGGCTTACTTTTGGGTGAACGGTCTCGATAGATTTAATATCGACACTAGCGGAGATGCGGAATTTTATCGTGATGTTACAGCTAACGGAAAAATAAGAATGGCGGACTATAGCGATAATACGCCAATAGTAGTAACGAGCTCTACCCATAGTGTAGCAGCTAATGAGAAATACTTCATTGTGAACCCTTCTAGTGGGAATGTTACTTTTACTCTGCCTTCCGCTTCTACATATGCAGGGCGAGAGCTTTTCTTTAGAAACTATACTGCGACAGCGACGGCATATTCTGCGTCATCAAAT